CTACTTTTCTTCAAATATAATAGGAAGCGTACTGGCTCTTTCTCCCAACTCTTTTACGTTGGTGTTCCCTCCTGCTTCCACATATGATCTGTATAATTCTGTAAATGCTGATACCTCATCCTCAGGAATGCCTCCAAGCCTGATATATTTCTTCGACAGATACATCAGCTTCTCCCTGACTAATGCGAGTACCATCATCTCAAACGGTGTCTTCTTTTTTCTTTTCTTGCGATCCTGGTACACGTTGTTGATCAGGGTCCATACGCCTTGTGATCCAAACACAATGGCTATTATCTCGATGAGGTGTTCATTCATTCGTTTACTCCTATAAATAAGGGGCAAGGCATAGAGACACAACCACTCAAGCCAATAAAAATAGTTAAGGAATTGCCCTGCCCCGGTTAAGCTATTTCATTTTGCCGTTTGCTGCAAACGTGTAGGTTCTGCCCTTGATCTCAATAGTCTCCGATGCAGCCATAGTCCCACCCTTCTTCAGGTAGTACCACGAACCTTTCCAGCTGAGCCAAGACTCTTCAGCCATATAGCCATTATCCATGAGCCAGTACCACTTGTCTCTCCACTTGATCCAGGTGGATTTGACCATCTTGCCATCAGATCCGAGATAGCACCAGCCTTTTGAGTCTTTCGCCCAGTCATTTGTCCGCATTTCTCCTGTCGCACCAAGGTAGTACCATTCACCCTTCCAGTATACCCATCTGGAAGTGACCATCTTTCCATTGGCTCCTAAGTAGAACCACTTCTTTTTGGAGTCCTGCGCCCAGCCGTCCTTGACTGCAACGTCATCCTTATAGAAGTACCAGGCTCCGGACTTTCTCCATCCGTTCCTCGGTACACGAGCTGTCCACATTAAAAAAAGGCATCCTCTCATGGATCCCTCATATGTGTACCAACCATCATGATCACGTCCGCCGGAGTCCTTCATGTAGAGCCAGTGCTTGCCACCTGAATGCTCATACCGGTTGAAGGCTATGAAGTGTCGAGCTGAAGTCCACAAAGTCCCGTCAGGTCCACGGCCGCTGTCAAAGAGGATGATACCAACTCTCTCGCCCTTATCCAGCTCTTCCCAGAAGGCAGCCATATCGTCAATTACCCTGACATCCTTCATGCCATAGTACTTAAGACCTGCCGCTATGCCATCGGGATTCATATACCTTGTTCCGCTTCCTGCAACGGCATACTGTTTCATCACAGGTAGAACGTCCCTCGGTGTGTAATTCGCATATTTCTGGTTTTCGATAATGCAGTGCGTTACCGATACGAGTCCACAACCATCAGTTGAGACAGGTGAACTGCTGTTGGGATATGGCAGGCTTGCATATCTCGAGTCATACTGTTTAAAGATCTTCGTGTTCGCCATCGTTGTCCCCCTCACTAAAGAAGTCCTCTCCGATCATTTCTCCGTTCTGTATCTTCTTCTGCTCTTTCAGGAGTCTCGTATATCCTGTTCCGATACACGCTTCTTCTGTGTAATCGTTATTGTAGTAGGTATTGATTGCCACTACGATGAAGTTGACTACCATAGATGCTATCTTATAGATGAGATTGAGTGTATCGCTCTCAAAGGATGTAACATCTGTAACCGCAAGTGCTGTGTTGATAGATACCGCTATAGCCAGTATCGTTCTGATAATTGTACCTTTGTTCATCTGAACTCCTTTCTTTATTTCCATCTGCCAAGAGCGTGGGTGACTATTTCTACACTTGATAGTGTTGTGTTGGTAACTCCTATTATGTATCTTGTGCCTGTGGTGGATTTCGTTATATTGGTAGTTTGAGTTAGCCATCCATTACCACCAGCAACTCGTGCAAACATAAGTGCGTTTGGCGCATAAAGGAATAAATTGGATGGCCAGGAATCGGCTGCTATCGTTCCGTAATATAGTGAACCCCAAGTCGACATTGAGACATTGCTCCTCGTTGAAGTTCCCCAACATTCCGCTACTCCGCTATTCCACTTGCGGTATGTCCATATTCCAGATGTGCCTTGCTCGACTATATAGTCATCTATGAGTCCAATCCAGTTTAATATCCTGGTAAGGAGTGCTTTTATGCTCATATCAGATCCTCCCATCCTAAAGCAGTTAATTTCCGGATCAGATCGTAGTCTATACCGGATGTAGCCGTTTCGTCGAGAATGAGATCTATATCTTCTCTCGCCACTATATCCATGTTGACGTCCATCAAATTTGCAGACTCTGCTACCTTACCGAATGCTATTCCTCTACCGCTTGTATGGTAGTCAACTAAGGTGTAAGCTGTTCCTATAGTCGTACTTGCGGATGATGTAGCGAACGCGTCCGTGATCTCCAGCAGTATATCAAACATAGATTCCGTACTGGTCGGTACTATGGTGCTTATCGTTCCTGAGTAGTTCGATAATGTGACGCTCTTACTGGTATAACTCGAAGCTGACTGTGTCTTATACTTGACTACCGCAGTCTTGGTGTTCTGATTATTGATGGGGGCTACGTCGTAAGTAAACGCTACTTTGCAGTAGGCTCCATCTTCATCTATCACACCTGCCTGAGTGCATCTTTTCGCAGTGAAATCCGTTATCTTCGGCTTGTACCAGTCATAAGTCGTCAGCGTCTGGCTTGTTGTAAAGCTCAGGCCTCTGCCATCTTTAACCGTATAGCTGACAGTCTGCGGTATCGTATTGATAACATCAGGAGTAGTTGCAGTCGCAGCGTTATATGTTACACCATTAACTACCAGCGCTCTGCTCTTCGCTGACGTGCCATACTGGAACGTATCTGTCGCAGTCGCCTGGATCTTCGACTTGCCTTTAACATAACCGCCGTAGGTAGTGGCTACACCAGTCGGATCCGAAATGGACAGAGTCGCGGAAGGTGCCATGCTGGAAGGAGCTGTGACAGTTAACGCTGTCATTTCCTTCGTACCGATTTTCGTGTTTCCGCTGTAAGTGATGACCCTTATCCTTAACTTCTGACCGCTCGGGAAGTATGACGCCCAGCTCGTCGGAAGTGTCCATGCTTTAGAAGTTGTTACTCCAGTCGCGATATTAGTCCATGCCAGATAGTTATCAACGCCCGCCTGTATAGTATGCGTGAAGCTCGTACTGGCTCTCGTGATAGTGAACGTCACGCTGGTACCGAGTCCAACGCTTGACTTATTAGCGCTGATACTCGAAGCTCGTGGTATAGTCGTGAGCTTCAAACTGTTCGAAGCTGTAAGAGTACCAAGCGATACGTCTGTTGCAAAACTTGCCGAAGCTGATACTGACTTGGAGCCATCTGAGCTATGCGTTACGGTCTTAGTTTTTGTCATCAGGACCTGTCTGCTTGTACTGGTGGAGAAAGTAGAAGTCCCACTATAAGTAGTTCCGTCCAGCGTTAAACTTACAGGACAAGCGGTATTATTCCAGGACACACCGTTTCCGTAATAAACGACGACCGCGGTGACGTCCGAAGTATTATTCGCTATATTGACATTGCTTTCCGATAATTCAATCGCTATATTTCCGGCCATTTAATCTACCACCTTCTTGAATGATAAGTTTCCGCTCTCACGAGGAAGGAATGCAAACTTTCCGAGACGAAGCGAATTGATGAACTCGCCATCTACCGCATAGAACTTACGATTCTGCCAGTAAGCTATCTCGCCTCCGTTCTCAAGGAATACGATCTTATCGTTTTGGATCCTCAGTGTCAGCTCATTACCTTCAACCCCGAGGATGATATTGCCGTTCTCGAATCGGATATATTTGCTTATATCCTGGAACTGTGCAGCCGTCTGCTCGTTGACTGAGTTCTGTGAGATCTGGAACTGTTCGAAGTTGAACTGGATCGCCTCTGCTGTCTGCTCTACGGATGAGCTTATACTTGCTACAAGGTTATCTGTCTCGTCCTGCGTGTAGTAGTTCTTAGCGACTTCCGCGTATATAGCATCGGTAGTCTGATCTATCGTACTTAAGGTCTGCGTTCTTAACTGTTCTACATTTTTAAGCGCCTCATATTCGGTCAGCTGTGTTACGTCAGAATAGGAGAATGTACCGTTTGAGTATGTATTCTGCCATGTTACCCAGCAGATCATCCCCATATCCAATACCGGCTGATCTGTAGACCACCCCGAAGGCGGATTAGCAGTCGGCTTCGATGGTTCCTCTTCAGCGAGTTTGTAATAAGGTGTTACCGCTGTTACAGATACACCTTGCGGTCCAGTTCCTCCCGTGGCTCCAGTAGCTCCAGTCTTTCCAGTGGCACCGGTAGCACCTGTGGCACCTGTTCCACCGGTTGCACCAGTCTTGCCCGTGGCGCCAGTAGCTCCAGTGGCACCTGTGGCACCGGTATCTCCTTGAGGACCCGTATCACCCTGAGGCCCTGTCTCGCCAGTGGCTCCTGTGGCTCCAGTTTTACCGGTGGCACCCGTTGCGCCTGTGGATCCAGTAGCACCAGTACCGCCTGTCGCTCCCGTAGCACCAGTCGCTCCTGTTAAAGCTAACGAGTAAGTGAACTTCATAGAAAAGGTTTTGCCGTCTACTATAACCGGAACAGTCAGCACCCCGTTTTTTGTTGTCATCGAAGTTGTAACTGTGACTGTAAAGTAAGCTGAGGTAGTGCCGTTGGAAGTAATCGACGTGGTCATTCCAGTAGGCTTGCCACTTATAGTTCCAATAGTTGCTGCAACCTGAGTGGATCCCTTATATGCTATGACATTACAAGTTGTGCTTCCTGCAATTGCAGCAGTCGCAGATCCTGCAAAAGTATGATTCTCGTTCGTTAAGATGACGGTATATGCATCCGCTCCAGTGCTACCCGTTGCTCCTGTAGGGCCTGTGTCACCGGTCGCTCCTGTAGGCCCAGTTGCCCCAGTAGGACCTTGTTCACCGGTTTTACCCTGAGGACCCGTATCGCCCTTTGCTCCTGTGTTCCCCGTCGCTCCAGTGTTACCTTTTTCTCCTGTTTCGCCTGTTGCACCTGTCGCACCGGTAGCACCCGTATTTCCGGTCTCCCCTTTAGGACCGTCCGAGACAATAGGCACCGTCTGAGTATCAAGTAGGGTCGTTGTCCCACCTGCTAAATATAAAGAACATCTTATTAGTGTTATCCCTGATGTCGTTGGTAGCGTATAGGTATAGGATGACTGATTAGATGATGACGTATACCCTGTCGTCCATGAAGATCCATTGGAAGAGTATTCCACTTTGAAACGTCCAGAATATGGCGTAGGAGTTCCTGTCCCCTGGCCTCTTGTGGATGATAATGTGATGCTTGTCGGTGTCAGATGTCCGCTTTCAGCTCTTACTACTGCAGCCGGGGATACTTTGAGATCATATATATATGCAGCGGTTCCTGTTGCTCCGGTAGCACCAGTAGCACCTGTGGCACCCGTGTCTCCAGTCTCACCTTTTTCTCCAGTATCTCCTTTGGGGCCTGTTTCTCCCTGTGGACCGGGATCTCCTGTGGCGCCTTTAAGCGTTCCCGAGTTTATTTTCTGCTGGATCTCTGATATCGCAGATCCAGACGTCAGCAGTTCAGCTGTAAGACTTTTTGTCGTCTTACCTAAAGTGATATTGTTTGCTGCAGGATTAAGCAGATCCACGTTCAATGCTCTTATGAGCATATTGGCATCGATATTAAGGTTCTCTATCTCTACCTTGGCATACGTACCCAAACTAAATGGATTGACCTCATACCCTGCTTTACTGAGATCCGCAGCAGTGAGCGTGATAGTAGTCGCCACTCCCATCGCAGCTCCTAGATCCGCCTGAGCAGCTATGAGCAAATTACTCGGATCCGTAATGTTGTCATGCTTCACGATCTTGACTATACGTCCATATAAGCTGACGCCCTCTGCACTCTCGATGTACAGTTTTCCCTGGTTAACGCTTGCGATGGTCGTATACACGTCTCTATCCTGGTCGTCTTTGACCTTAGCACCAAGCGGAACTATTACTGTAGCAAGCGTCTCACTTGTCGTCTTTTTGTTCGCGTCTATAAGATTGATAGTCTGCTGAACCTTCTGATTGCCTATATAGTTTAAATCCGGCATATAGTCGATGTAGTTCCCATCGCTTTCATGCCGGATCCAAAGATATCCACCGAGATCGCTTTCTATAAACTTATCCTTTATGAACTGCCATGTGGTAAGGTATTCCTCACTGCTTCTGGAGATATTGCCCTCTTCAGTACTGTTTACCACTGTGATGTTACCAAGTTTGAACTGTTTCTCCGAAGATACCTGGCTATTATGGTTCGTAAGCATCTGTTCAAACAGCCCGCTTACAGTCCCGTAATATGTAAATGGCGCCTGGAATGAGTCATTAAAAAATGCGAGTTCTCCCTCGCATTCAATGACATTATTCTTATACAGATCCACGCTAGGAGCATAAGGCCTTCCTCTGAACAGGAGCCTGTCATCGTCCCAAAGCTCGACTATACTCTTCATGAGCTGGGTAAGCCCATAGCTGGGATTATCCTTTGGGATTGTAAAAACAAGAGACCCGGAAGTATTCAGCTCTTGGGTCAGTTTCCCGCTGGTTATCGTATACTCCGGTAAGCGGGGATCATATATGATTATGCCGTCGCTTTTGATCTGATACATTTATAAGTAACCCTCCGTAAAGGTCAGCCGTGTTGCTCTGCTTACTGTAATCTCGTTATCTCCGGGCATCAGAACGATACCGGGAATAGTTCTTGTGCCTGCTGCTACAGTGTATGACTTGCCATTAAAGGTTATCGTAGTAGATTCCGTAGTCATGACTGTTGGAACTATCGGAAGCGCTCCTGCGTTAGTTGCCGTATTAGTTCCAACAGGCAGATATACTTCCGTCTCCTCTGATGCGTATCTATACGGATCCGCGGAGACGTGAACTGTCAGCCTTATAAAGTTCGATCTGTAGTCCGTGACCTCTACCGATGCGCGTCCATGGAAGTGGCCATCTATCCAGTCCGGATATATATCCACTGTCTGACCATGTATATCCTTCAAAAAGTCCGCCTTGGTCCTTTCTATATCCGCCACTGCTCCGTCTCTTACCAAAGAAAAAGACATATTGCGATTATTGTATGTCGTATAACCCGCTATGGCTTCAGTGTAGTCAAGAGCACCATTCCTTCCCGGAATAACTACCTGGCTGATCTGTGGCTCAGGGCTCCCGAGGTCTACATCCTCGAGTATGAGCCCATAAGCACTTATATTCTTGCTGTTGAATCTTACTTCACGAGTCATTTATTAGCCTCTTTCTTTACGAATCGCGACGGATCCAAGCGCTGCGTCCATATCTACTGCTATAGCAGCTGCCATTCTCTCTCCATTGATGTTGATGGTGTGACCGGCCGCAAGGAGATCGATAATCATACTGAGTTTAGCTTCAAGGTTGCTGTATCCGTTCTGAGTCGGCGCATACCCACCATTAAGCTGCATAGCCTGAGCAGATGTCGCAAGTGCTAAATCACTCGTAATGGATCCTGTAGTCATATCTACGATATCATCCATCGCACCGGTGACTGAATCAGCATTCTTTTCAATACCGGTAGCAATACCAGCAGGGATCCACTGACCTACTTCCTTAGCGAACACCTTAGAAGGCGAACCAATACCGAGGAAACTCTTGACTGCACTCAATGCACTTGCAGCCAAACCCATCAGCATATCCTTAATAAGACCGCCTACTGCGCTTATACCTCTGACTATTCCGTTGATGATATCCTTACCCAACTGAAGCCAGTTGATGTTCTTGACATAATTAAGAGCTTTGGTTCCTATGTCTTTTAAAGTCGTTGGCAAATGTGAAGCAAGGTTTTTGACACCGTTTCCAATGAAAGTTATGATGTTTTTGCCAAGTCCTATCCAGTTGATTGCACCAATAGCACTTACCAATGCCAAAAGAATATTGCCTAAATTATTCAGGATCTCATGACGATTATCCCAGAGCCCTTTAGCCAGGCTGACGATCATTGTTATACCGCCTTCTATAAGCTTAGGAACATTGTCGTTTATAAGCCCTGCGATATTTATGATAATCAAAGGTATATTGGCTAAAAGATCAGGAATGCTCGCTACGATACCGGATATCAGTCCCTGTAAGAGCTCTATTCCTGCATCGACAAAGTTTCCCACGCTGTCGTGGAGTCTCTGAGTAAACTCGAGTATTTTTGGAAGCAGATCCGCCATCATAGTCGGGATCTGAGTCGCAATCGTCTGCGCCGTAGTGCTAATAACATTAGAAGCAGAATTGATGAGTCCCGGAATAAGTCCTGTGAGCATCGTTACAGCTGAACTCAGGAATGCAGGCCCGCTTGTGAGAATCACATTTACCAGTTCTGTCATGGTCTGGTGAAATGCTATTATAAGCCCACCGAATTTGAAGTTTGAGAACGCCGTTGTAAGGTTCTGAAGGACTCCCTGAAGGAGTGAAGGAATATTCTGGATTATATTCCACAAGAGCCTTACAGCGTTCTTACCAAATATTCCTATACTTGTAGTGAGTGCCTGGAGCGCGGGTCCTATTTCCTCACCGAGGGCGATGCTTCCCATAAGGTTATGAGCTGCAGCCTTCATCATATTGAATGACCCAGTAAATGTAGTCGCTGCTTCCTTTGCAGTTGTCCCGGTCACATTCAGTTTATCCTGGATAACACCTATGGCAGTATATACATCAGCAAGGTTGTCTATGTTGTACTCAACTCCGGATAATTCCTGAGCGTCCCTCAAGAGACGCGCCATCTCCTCTTTAGTACCTCCATAGCCTAGTTTCAGGTTATCCAGCATGGTATAGTTCTGCTTTGCAAATCCCTGGTATGCATTCTGGATTGACGCCATATCAGTACCGAACCTGTTAGCATTATCACTCATATCACGGAATGCCTTATCCGCTACATCTGCTGCTAATTGTGCGTTACCTCCTGTGCTGTTTAACAGTGAAGCCGCAAAGGACGTAACGCCTTCCATATACTCATTGGCACTTACTCCTGCTGTCTGGAAGGCAGCTCTAGCATTGGCTTTTACTTTGTCAGCTGCATCGCCAAAAATAGCCTCAACGCCGCCTAGTGACTGCTCTAGATTGGCTCCTTCCATGATCGTATCTTTGAGAGCCTTTCCGATACCTGCAGCCGCTATCATCTTTTTTATACCTTTTACAAGGTTCTTACCGATGCCTTCACCAGCGCTGTCACCGACTCCCCTAAGTTCGTTATTAAGAACGCCATTTGTACTTTTACCTATGCCTTTGGCAGACGGCATGATCTGCACATATGCCTGGCCTAACTCAGTAGCCATTTTTTACTCCTTAAAAAACCTCCTGCGCGCTGCTTCGAATGAGTCAATATCGCCGAAGGATTCAATGTCTTTCTTATCTGTCTTTTTAAGCAAGCCCTCCGTGATCATTCGAGGCTTTTTTCTGCCCTTTTGAGCGTCTTTTGTCTTCGCCCATACAAGAAGGCTTAACCTGTCAGCAATCGCTGCCAGAAGCAAAGTATCCATTCCACAGGGCAACCCTGTAAGACGTCTTATGCTCCTGCTGTCATCCGGTAGCCCTGCGGCAAGAGTCGCAGCCAGTCTTACGGATATGCTTCGCCAATCATATATGCGATACACCTCGGCAAAGTCACATATAAGATCATCCTCACCAGTTGCTACCATGCTGGCAAGGACTAGGAGTTTTTTACTTCATCCTGTGCACCGTTGAGGATCTCTCCTATTTCAGCCATCACCATTTTGGCGCTCACTCTTCCCGTCTTTTCACTCCTGCAATGATCATAAAGGGCTTCTTTCTGATCTTTTCCTAACAGTGCAATAATGCATTTAGGAAGAGAGGTCATATCTCCGTTATCGAGGGATATAAAGCCTTCAAGAAGCTCCATGTCATCCCTTACTTCATCGTCAATTGCATATGAAAACCCGCTATTAGTCTTTCCTTCTATCATTTCTTCCTCCTATAAAACGAAGGGGCCACAAGGGCCCCATCCAATTAAGCCGATTTGATGATATACTCCTTATGAGTATCACCATCCGAGAACCCCGGAAGCGCTGTGAGTGTGACCTCATAGCCTACCGCGTCGCTGTCATTGTAGGAGATTTCTCCCAAGTCTGAGAGTTTGCCGTTAGCTATTACGATACGCTTCAGAGCGCCTTCTCTCATGATCTGGTCTACTACATAGCAAGATCCACCCGCTTCCTTGCTGTTGGCTCTTACGGTGATGCCTGTTGCAAGGGTCCCGGATACGTTCTCGTCGCCGTATACCATCTTAAGTACTTCTACATTGAGAGCTTCAATGAATGTTGCCCCGAATGTATCTGTTTTGCCGGTCTGCGAATTGAGAACAGTATCGCCTCCCCAGGCTTTGACTTCTTCAGTCTCAATGCTGTTCTCATTGGTGAGGCCGTCCTCGGAGATATATCCAAGGGAAACGAATGCCTCATCCAATTCAGCACTGGCTGAAGTGGGGAGAGTAGTTCCGAGGGGAGCTCTGTATACAGCCCCACCCACCGCCGGCTTGCCAGTCGTTACATTAGTTACTGTCTGTGCCATTATTCATTCCTCCTCAATAATGGGTGATATCGTACACCGCCTGATAGCGGTATCTTTTCTTTTCTGTGTCGGTAAAGTTATAGTCGGAGTTAAGCTTTGACCTTGATATATCCGGGAGAACTATGATCTCATCCATCGCGGCCTTTACCTCTTCATTTATTTCTGCAGCTCTTAGAAGACTGTTCCCAAATGACTGAATGGCAAAGGCTGCCTGACAAATATAATTGGTTTTCCCGGAAGAAGTCTTCTCGATCACGACAAATTCTCCTTCATCCTTTTCAGGGCGTTCCATATATACCGGCACGCTTATACTGCTTTTTAGATAATCAAGTATTACCTTTTCGATCATTATTTCACCGCCTTAAGAAGTGTATTGTTTTCAAGAGTGTCCCTGATGGCTTTTCTGGTCGCTGCATGTACAGAAGCATTGACACGGGTCTTTCCCGGTGCGTATGTGGTCACTTCATAACCATCTCCTGCTCTCTGCTGGATACCATTTGCATATTCTGTTACTACATTAAGCATCTCCTGAGACTGGAGCAGCTCCCGGACGCCCTTTCGATCCATCTTGAACTTCACTTTAGCCATAGCGTTCCACCATCACTTTCTTATTCCAGTCGAGCGGTATAAGGTCCTCAATTCCTTCCTGAGGGAAGCTTACCGTTTTCCAAGTTTCGCCAAAAAACCTTACTTTAGTATCGACCCATTCGTGACCATCACCTTTAGGTATCCCCAATGTGTACACGGCCTTTTTCCCGGTGAGATTGAGAATGTCCAGTGCATCTGTCGAAGATACAGGCGCTACTAATACATTAGCGATGTCTTCCCAAGTCTCCTCATAAATAGGAGCGTTGAAATCATCTCTTCCCGTTTCAGTTTTTACTGCAAGCTGTATAGTTATGCCTTTCATAATTCTCCTCTTCAATACTGAAAATACCGGGCAAGGTGCCCCAATCTTACTCTGCTGTCAGCCTCGATAGTGAATCCTGCTTCCGTAGCTTTGGAACAAAAGTATAAGTCCTCGCTCAGACTCGACCCATCCGGATATGTGACATACTTAAACCAGGGAAACTCCAGCACCTTGAATACGTCCACATTTATAAAAGCGCAGGCAAAGCCACCGCCTTTGACTACGATCCTGTCATTATCAGGAAGAGTGTCAATAGTGAAGTAATCCGTATAGCTAAAAGTTCCAGGTCTGTATATCTCAATCCTGCCGTCACTGCTATTCTTCCTGGGGCAACATCCCAAAACTATATTGGTCTGCGGATCCATCAAACATTTCAGTGCGTCACAAGGAATGATCACATCACTGTCCACCATAAGTACATAGTCATACTCACCATCCAGTGCCGTCTTTGCAATGTTGTTTCTTGCAGTCGGGCAGTCATATCCCTTAACAAATTCAAAATCCACCTGATGGCCCTCATTATGAAGGTCATAGATGGATTTAAAAGTCTCAGGACATATAGTCTCGTATGTTGGTACAGCTACGAGGATCCTCATAAAGTATCCTCCGGCTTTTCGGGTCTGTATAAACTTATCCCGCCTATCTTCTGGCGTTTAAGCCCCAGCCTTGCCAGCTCATTTTTCTTAATGAACACACCGCCGCCAGGCACGAGATACGTGCCGGATACAGAGTATCCTAAAGCTGACTGACTGAACTGTGTAGTAGGCTCCTGATTCGTGGAAGTCATGAGAGTTCTTGCGACGACATCGCAGGTTACTGACTTGGCTACGCTTGCGAGTGCAGGGGTCTCCTCAATCATCTTATCAAGGTCCCTTCCCAGATCCTTGACTCTGATTCTTAACTCATCGGAAACTATGATCAGAAGGTTATTAGCCCTGTCCTCTTCATCGTCAGTCATTGGCCTCCATAAAGATATAAGGTCATTTATCGTAGCAAAAGCGCTCATGGTTACTTCTTTCCCTTTCCGGTCGTCTTCTTAGGTTTGTCAGGTGATTTCGTCTTTGGCTTTTCAGTCTCAGTTCCGGAGACAGGTTCCCACCCGCCTCCGGATATCTCACTGTTAACCTGAATCACTACACCTGTATTCTTATTGCGGTATAGCATGATAGATCTCCTTATGCTGTCACGATTCTTGCGAATGCAGCTCCGTTGAGAACAGCCCAGCCAACATATACCTCAGCTCTGAGATATACCTGGTTGTGACCTGCAAGATCAGCACCTGAATTGTCAGGATCTCCGAATTCGATTACTCTGAGAGGGATCTCCTTTGAGAAGCCCCACTTGAAGCAGTTTGCAAAATCTCCAACGATAGCAACATCTTTAGTGCCTGTTCCAAAAGATACAGTGTTGTTGACATCTACAGGCATTCCATTGATGCTTCCGGGATTATTTCCCCAAGCAATATCAGGATAAAGCCTGTCATTTGTTCCGTTCTTCAGTGCTGCAAGAGCAGATCTGAAAGCAGGAGCCATAGCCATTCCTGTTGCTTCCTCTTCAGCTGCATCGATAAGTGCGATCGCATCTTCTACATTTGCATCTGCCTGAGCTGCTGCAAATGTTACAGTCTGGCTTACGTCATGGTCGAAGTGGTTGTCGCCAACGACGGTGGATGCAGCCCCTGTTCTGGGATTAATACCGTGGAATGCTGCGATATCGATACCTCTTGCAACCTTCTTGGCGAAGCCTTCATTGAATGCCTTGAGTATCTCGATTTTTTCCTCTTCTGTGGCATACATGAACTCATCGGATACTCTGGCGCCATACTCGAACTTAACAGGTACGATGGTCTTGGGTGTGATGGTGATCCCACCTTCTGACTTGGCTGCAGCCTCTCCAACGATATCTACTTCGCTGTTCATGGTGAACTGGAACTCTTTGTTTCCGTTGAATGAAACCGGTGTCGCTCCGCAGAGTACTGCAAGAGATGAGTGTCCTTTAACTTTGTTGATCAGATCCTGAACTACTACAGGATCAAATAATGTTCCTCTGTTTGTGGCCATGATTATTCTTCTCCTTTCATGCCTTTTATCATATTTTTGTAGCCTGCATCTTTGCCGCTTCCGCTACCCTCACCATTGGGTTCGAATGACGGTGCAGGCCCTTTTGCAGAATCCACAAATGCCTTGAGAGTCGTGGCGCTCTTTTTGATAGCCTCTTCATTGTCTCCGGTAAGCAGATCTACAGCATCAAATGACAGACCCATCTCACGGGCAATTCTCGTTTTTACCGAGTCGGTCTCGTAACCCTTGATCTTGGCATCTTTTTCTCCGATAGTCTGTTCATATCCGGAGATCTTGCCATTAAGCTCTGTGATTGTCTTTTCCAGTTCCGTGATCTTGCTCTCTTTCTCAGTGATCGTCTGCTTCTGGGTATCGTAGTCAGCATATTCTTTTCTGACCTCCGCCTCTTTTCTCTTGAGGCGTTCTCCGATTGCCTGGTCAAACTGTTCCTGAGTTGTAATAGGTGTGAATCCTTCTGCCATTGTTTTTCTCCTTTCCTCTTTAACCGCAGAGTGTGCGTAATTTTTATAATCAAAAAGGACATCTTCGTTGATGTCCTCCTTAATAACTATTTCTTTGTTTTTTGTGTTCTTTTGCAGTATGGCATCGCCAGAATGCCAGTATCGCGCTGTCCATGAGCGCTATCTCTATGCCTTCTCTTTGTGCACTGAAGCCGAATCCTCCTCTGGATCCAATTGCTCTCTTTTCACAGTTGGAAACTGCCTGTACCAGTGAAGGCTGACCTTTATGGCACATAGTATGGTCATATATGCCCTGTTCAAATGCTGCGTTCGCTGCCACGATCTCTGCCACGGTAGGAAGTATGGCCTGTTTCCTCACTCCGTAATCCTTCATGGAATCTATGAGGAGCTGCTGACCTTTCTTGCCGTCTATAACTATGTCTTTGACATCTGCCCTCTTCAGGAAGTCAACTATCCATGTTACTCCCATTCTTACGGATCTGCAGTCTATCGATTCTACGAATATTCTTCCATCTGCTGTCCGCACAGCTATAGACATTGCTACATTCTCGCCATCATGTCCGAATTTGATGCCTACGAATAGTTTTCCTTTAAGCTCCGGAAGTTTATCCTCCTGAATATCTCTCCATTCTGCTTCCGATATAGCGCTCTTCAGGTTGTATGTGGACCATAAGCCAAGACGCTGGATATTGAAGTCCAGCACCTCATCACCGACTTCATCAAGAATTGTCCTTTCCTTCAGAAAGTATCCGAGAGATGGGTTCGTAAGATACCAGGCGTCCTTATCATATGGATCATGCTGCTCTGCTACTGACCACTCACTCCATCCGGAGTTGATCTTCTCGCCCGCCAGAGTCTTCTGACGGAAGTTAGCGAACACGGTTCCGGAGCTTACCGGTGTCGGCGGTGTTCCGGTATAGATGGTCTGAGGATTCTCTGAGGCTGAAATAACGTATTTCAGCGCGCTTTCGTGGTCGGTACGGTATTCCTGTGCCTCATCTATAATAATGAGGTCATAGCTTTCACCAAGGCCTCCTGTGGAGGTTCTTGTTCTGAACTCTACTATTCCCCCGTTGACAAGTTCTATATGCTCCTTGCCCATCGCCTTATATTGCGACTTGATCGGAAGCTTTGCCTGTTCAACCAGTCTCAGCAGTCTGTCCCATGCTGCATGTGCAGTCGATGTCTTATGCGCCGTGTGGAGGATCCTTTCTCCCCTCTTCAGCCCTTCAAGTTCCCTCATGGTAATCACTTCGTTCTTACCATTCTGTCTTGGAACAGCAAGGCCGTAACTGGTATGCAGCCATTCACCTGCTCCATTTACGGCCATGATATTCTTTATTTGTTCCTCCTGCCAGGGAAGAGCTGTTCTCCCTGTGGAGTTATATGTCTCTATGGCGTCAGAGCCGTAGCTTGCAGTATACGGCAGCACGACCGATCTGGTCGGTGTCTGACTGCCCTTCCTGAGCTCTGCCATTCATACCTCCGTTTATGAATTAAGATAGTACTTTTGTATAGTATCTATAACAGTCGTTGGATCTGTAATCTGTTGCCAGGATCCGCTAACCTTCTTGTATACTGTTACTTCTTTCCATACGCCGTTTACTTTGATGTATGCGGTATTCTGTACTCCACTAACTACTACGATGGTGTGATTACCTTGGATGTTAGTAATCTCATATGTATAGTATGGAGTCGGTGAGTATGGTTCGTTCAGCTCAATAGATACCTTGAATTGTAAGGTATCGTTATGAGCATCAGAGGCATCGTCTTTTGAGTATTTCACATCAATGAAATGCTCTCCAGCGCTCATCTCGTATGTCAACGTATGCGTTGATGAATTGTTATATGTTGATGTATTACATGCCAGCCTATAACTTGAATCTGATATCGTTGCTCCGCTTGAGCCTGCGGGATAATAGTTTGTGTTGAGTGCTGTGTCTATGTTGCCGAATACACCGAAGTCATAACTTTCCTCGGCGTAGTTTATAAAGGTAAAGGTGATTGTCGCAGCAACCGGCACGGAAATGTTTACTCTGCATACCGCAGCCGTCTTGCTGATGCCTTTGTTGTTGCTGACATAATAGCCATTGCTTCCAAGGTCAAACCCATAAGAACCTACATTCTCAACTTCATAACTTGCAGGATCGTCTGTCCTCTCCACGAACTGATTTGTAATGTCCGTGCCGTTATCCGTTATGGTCAGACCGCTGATACTGTCCGCTTTGATCGTTGACGAATGCCCTGGCGATACTTCTGTAGGATCAGCAGTTACATTTACGGAAGTGGAATTGCTAACCGTGATAGTATAGGTAACGTCATCGTAACTGTATGTAATGGTTACAGTAGCACCATTGACCAGACCGCCATAATAACCGATAGTGAAGCGAAGTTTCATATTGTCCACTTCTGATCTTGTCCACGTTCCGGTTGTCAATGTAACAGTTTGAGCCGATGTACTCGTGAACTTGCTTACTGATCCCTTTGCCGTTGAGCCTGCATATAATTGCAGGTTTGCCGTGGATTTCGATGTATTTTCTGCGTGTCCTTTGACCTGACATTCGACAGATACGATTTCGGCATCATCAGGGATATCAAACTCAAAATCGTAATCGATATGAGCTGTTGACGATGATCCACCGTTAGAGTAGTCATTGCCTGATACAGCCGAAGTATCAGCGCCCTTTCCTACGGCATTCTTATACCTCGTGCCATTTATTCTTCCGCTGGTAGTGTACGCCGTTGGGTACGAATAGACTTCCTTCTGTACTACCGCCATTTATCCCACCACCTTCAGGTATATATCTCCGTTCTTGCCTAAAGATGCCGGTGGATCTGTTGTGCCAGTATATACGGTTATAAGCTCACCCTCTTCTATGAACTTTGCAGTACCTCCGCCTGTTTTAGGAAGGTCAACCTCAGGCACATCTGAATAGCTTGCACCCATAAGTGTTATATTCTGTGCCATGCTGGCCTCCTTATGATATAGTCAGGATCTTAGTCGTTGAGTCCTGAGATACTGTAGGCACGGTGGCATTGCCAGTTACAAGGTTCCCGCCTACATACGCCTTTTTCCCTGCCATGATATCTCCTGCAGCAGCCCCATCAGATGCTATTTCAGTGTCAACTACTGTAGACTTGCCAGCCTGTCCAAGAATCGTCACTCCGCTTCTGATATTACCGGCAATGATTTTAGCTTGTTCTATTGAACTGATTCCAACTTTGCCGGATCCGTTGTGATGCCCTTCAGGAATCGTATACTGTCCAGCTTTCGTGCTTATAGTGCCGGATACAGCTCCATTTTCGGCCATAGATCCGGATACTTTCCCTGATGCTCCATATGCATCCTTGCCCGCTAGAATATTGGCAGCTTCAGCATCTGCATCTGATGTGTCATAGAACTTTGCAGTTCCACCACCTGACTTGGGGATATCTACTTCCGGTGCATTCTGATATGTTACACCATTGATTACTACGTTCTGTGCCATTGTCTTCTCCTTATGATACAGTGATTACTCTTCCATCCCATGTTATCCTTCCGTAGTTCGAAGGAATGGGATTGATAACTATGTTTTCGTTTACGGCTTTTCCTTCCGTTTCCAGGATCTGAACCTCTTCAGTTGGAGTTATCTCATGCGCTCCTTCATAAATAGGTCTGTCTACCTGCTTTGGTGCTTTCAGTTCACCGGTCAAAGTGCTGTTACCGGAAAGCTCACCAGATAGTATTTCAGATCCGGACAGATTTCCGATAAGTATGTCCATTAGTAAACCTCCTTAGCAACTATAAAAGTGCCCTCCAAAAACGTGTCTGTCCATCCGTCGGCCATTACTATTTCCAGATCATACGCATATTTACCGAAGTCAAGTTCCTTTGTATCCGATGGCTCCAGCTTCAGGATCATAGTGTCGTAAGGAATCTGCTTTACAAGTAAAGGATCCTCATCTTTATAATCGGATCCATCCGACTTCATTTCCTTATGCTTCATAGCGAATCTGATCTGATCTCCTTCTACAGGTATGTAATCAGTCTTCTCGCCCGTTTCTTCATCTATTCTTTTGATTCCCACCTCAGTAGCGAAAGAGTCGCCTCTCGTGAGAGTTATAGTTGTTCCTTCGATCTTATGCATGTCTTTCTCCAATAAAAAAGCACCTTCAAAAACTCTAAGGTGCATAATGAGATATTATTACTTAAAAAATAAACTAGTATCTATTGGTTTTGGCATTTCGAGGATTAGCCTCCCATCTTTTTCAATAATGCTTTCTTCAAGTATTGGATCCAAAAACTCATAATCTCTATGCTTAACAGTATAAAGCAATCTTCCTTCTGCTTGAAAAGCTTTGTCTATTTTCACAGGCACGTATACGATTTGTCCTGTCTCATACTTGGTTACCATCTTTTACCCTTCTCCTATAATGAAAAAGGCGGGATTTCTCATCCTGCCTTTGGTCTACTCTATACATTATTTCATTACGCAATATATTATTACATTGCTAAATTGGGCAATATTTCACTTTCAAAATAATCCATTTCTTCATCCGATAACTTTACAAGCGGATTTTCTCTTTCTATACTCATACCGGAGTACTTATCGAGAATTGTCTTCTCTTGTTCGAAGAACTCTTCAATTGTTGAACAATTAAGTTTTTTCAGAATCTGCTCTAACAATTATCTCACCTCCAGTTCAATACCAATGCTTCTCAAAGAAGTAATTGCTTCCTCAAGTTTCTCTACGTCATCATTATATACAGCCTTCTCGACTTTTGCAAGATGAAATTCGCATTCCCATTCTTTCGCTTCCGTAAAAGTAGGAAGAATCCTGTACTTGTATATTTTACCATTGTGGCATAATACGATTCCATACTTGTATTTTCCATCACGAGCACTAATTATATCCGCTAGTGAAGGGGCTCCGCTTTTAGGATGATTGTGAATAGCTATTATTACGTGGTCTTCCTCGCTGTTTAACATCTCTATCATCAGTCTATTAGGTTTACAAGCGCTAATGCCATCTTTATAATAATCGAAGCTTTTGTTCGTTAGCCTCTTGCCAGTTCTGGTATTGTAAAAAGACAAGTCTTCAAAGAATGTTCCGCTTCTATGCGTTAAGATTTCTTTCGCACTATTGCTGATAGCCCTGCTTTCTTTTCTATCATCTGCTAAACTATCTATTTTATGCTTATAATCATTTGACCATATCAATTCTTCGTCCACTAAACTCCGTTGGTTTAGTGCCTTTCTCCTTTTAGTGCTTGCTTCGTTTACAATCAGTCCACGCTCCCTTGTCTTCCTTGCTTCGCGCTGGGCATCGAAGTTTTTCTTTGTCCATACATCCGTATACCCATCCTCATCCTTATAGGTCACCATACACTTGCAGTTATCATGACGACGGAATATGTCATCCGGGTGATCACCGTACTCATAGATTCCAGCCAGATCTGCACACCATTTGCAGCACTTTCCGAGCTGCCTTCTGATGATTACCTCCTTCATGCCGGCTCTGGATCTAAACTTTACATTAGCTTCCACATACTGATCATAGAATGCGTGGCACAGGTTGCTGACCGGTTCTCCAAGCAGGTTGCTTATAATGTTTTCAAAGGTTTTCTTCTTCGCCATCCTCTTCAGCCTCTTCAAGAGCCTGCATAAGGCCGTTAAGAAGAGCTCTTATCCTTTCTTCCGGGAACTCTGCCCTTACTGGGTTAAGGTGTACATTCCTGGTACTGTCTATCTGCTTTTGTATCTCCGAAGCAGCATCATTCACCATGCTATGAACCCGTTCCAGGAGTGGTTTGATCGTGCGCTCTGCAATGTTCCAGTAGAGCTTCCCATCCGGCAGTTCATCCTGTCTGATGTTCTCGATAAGCGCAGCTGAAGCACACTCTCCAAGAGCCCTGGCATATAGTGAAACGTCTTCAGGTTTAGCCTGGCTATTCCGGAGCTTCTCTTTGAAAGCTCGAATGTCCATATGACGATTCACTTTCCCGGTAAATGCTTTTTCTATCTTTTCATACAGCTTAGGTGCTATGTCTTCCATGATCAGATTCCTGTTAAATCTTCAAATTTTTCTTCATCGAAGTATCCGGGAAGCGCCTGATTTATCTTGGCCACACCGTCTCCATAGAGTCCAAGCGATGATGCATCAGCCTCGAATACCGGCGCCCACTTAGGCTTAGTGAGGTATAAAACGTCACGTGTATACGGCTTCTCAAGATTATCCTGGTGGCATCTGGCAAGATATGCAGCATTAAGGAACCCCGTACCGAATGTACGCTGCGCCTTTCTGGCCATCAGGCGAAGATTCTCGTGTGAAGCTTTGATCGCTTCTGCGGAGCTGGGATTATCTGTTGCAAATCCCAGGTCATCCATGGTGAGCCCGGTCTCCCCGGCAAACATGGAAGCTATCGCTCTGAGCTGTTCTGTATATGGGCTCATGGTCTGCTGCTGGAACTGACCGACTACAGGCTTCTCACCCTCGTCGTCCTTAGTGATCTCCAGCATAGTGGTTACTGCAGCCTTCCAGGTGTCCAGCTTATCCGCGTCCTGAGAAGTGCCCAGAGCGTATCTCTGAGGATACGAGTAAAAGTCAGCTGATATATCCATTCTGACCAAGGTACGTTTAGCCATGCTCTGAAGGTTCATACAAGCCCTGCTTATCCTTGAATGTCCGAATGGTCTCCTCGCGTCAGGGCGATACACTATAGGCACCAAAAGAGGATATGGAGCCTTTGAAAGATCGGTGCGGAATAGTTTATTATTTTTGTAATATTCCGTCTTCCCAGGCGTGAAATAAGCCTCCAGAACTGGTCTCCTCTGGTCATCCCTCTTCAGTACTGCATATCCTTCAGTAAGGAATCCTGTAACAGGATCCATTATTCCTGTCGCATTCCCTCCATCGATAACTTCAAGCCTTGGAACATCTCCTGCGTTGTCCGCTATGTAAATAAAGCTGCACGAGCTGATCATGGCGGAAAGTATCGCGCTGTCAGGCAGGATATCCGGATTATTCATGTCCAGGATCTGCTGCAGATCCAGATTGTCATCCTTAAAGCCTTTGAAGATCAGACGGTCTGCAAGGCTATCCACAGCCTTGGCGCTCCAACCCATTACAGCTGAATAGTACCCTCTGAGTTCTATAGGTACTACCGGGTTGAGTCTTTTACCCTCTTCCTTCATCTCGTAATATTTGTATCTGAGGTTTACCCTGGATTCCTTCTGTGCAAGTTTTCTTCTCAGGTAAGCCATGCCTTTCAGATCCGGCATCTCGTTTCTCCTTTTCGGCAAAAAAATACGCCTCTTCAGCCAGGCGTTTTCCTATCGTGTGTTTTTTTTCGTAGTGACGGCGTGAAGTTCAGCCGACCCCGCCCCGGGGAGGGTATCCCCCCGTCAGTCACCTTTTGCTCTGTATGCACTCCAATCAAGGGAGTGCGGTAAAATTCTGTTTGATATGATATCGCCCTTAGCAGATGATTCAATATCGATTGAAGTTTTGTCTGACTTCTGCCTGTTGCAGGACCAGTGGGCCAGCTGAAGATTCTCTATCGCTGACGGATGGCCCCCTCGGGCTATTGGAATGATATGGTCTATACACGGTGACAAAGGATGCGGATACTTCAGTCTCTTATCTACCGGCTTACCGCATATGCCGCATACATCCTGAGTAGCATAGATCTTCTTTTTATTACGTTCAAATGCGGTACGGTGGGTGCCTTGCTGGTCGGGTCTTACATGAAGCCCCGGTCCTATTCCGAGGGCCCCGGTACTTGATACCACCCGGCCTTTTACTCCCGGGGTATCATTTGCTCTCAGGGCCTTCTCCTTAATCCTCTCAGCTTCCTGTCGTTCTTTGATCAGTATGGCTTTCAGCTCCGGATGCTCTTTCATATACTTTCTGAACGTAGAACTTCCTATGCCGAGCTGATTAGCTATCTTTTCATTATTCAGTCCTCTTCTGGCCCATCTCCCTATTTCCTGAAGATACGGGCTTACATGTGTGTCCCAACGTGACATTTCCTACATTATCCGCGCGCCTGCGCATGTTTGACAAAAGGAAGAGCAGCTCCTCGGCTGCTCTTCTGTCTTGTTTATTATATGCTTTTTGTTTTTATTCGCTCCTAAGCATATCGATTAGATCGCCCAGACACAGCAGTTCGCTCTTTGTCAGGGTCATCCCCTTCATTGGTTTGCCGTCATGAGAATGTCTCCTCAGGTCATATACCGGTTGTCTGTCATACCAGGATACTAAATTGAGCTGCAGCGTCTCTCCGGTTCTTTCCTTGCGTCCACAGACTCCAACGTGCTCGATCTGCTTATATCCATCCCACTCGTTCATATTTCGCTCCTTTCAATCAAATAGGCCTTCATATGGTAGTGAAGGCCCTCTTTGATCCCATTGGAGGTGGGTTGGAAATGAAAACTCTTGCCAAATTCTCACACTACCATAATAACACTTTTATTTTTCCCTGGGATGGCGGATTATATCCACTCCATATTCTTAGCCACAGCGTACACAAACCGCGCTTTGTAGGTCCCATACGTCCTCGGATCCGCATCTCTGGGATACGGCGATGTGGTTATTATGTTGTTCCACACGCCTTTCATGTATTCTTCAGGTATCGTCAGCTTAGCCTTATCTATAGCCATGATCTGTTTTGATATCTCTGCCAGCTTCATTGCTCTTAAGCTAGTCGGGTCCCCCGTCCTGTTCGACTTGCCTGCCGGCAAGCTTTCCGGATCCGGACTCATCCCCTCGTCTATCCTTAAATTGTATTCCTCTATAAGGCGGTCATATCGTCTTATCAACCATAGAGTCTGCATCCACAGTTCATGGTCGAGGCGGTATGGATTGTTAGTCTGCCTCTGATAATCTCTCAACATCCACCTCCATTAAAAATCTACCAGGTCGAATATATCTTCCTGGCTTTCATCATAATTTGGCCTGAAGTATTCAGTTGCCCTCACAGCCTTTCCTCTTGGCCATGCTTTATATCTTCTCGGTTCGCCCAGGGCGACCATAACATACTCAAGATGCTCTATCCCTGTTACAGGATGTTCATATCTTCTGATACTGTCCTTCGGGATATAGTATCCGGGTATCGGTTCAGGATCCTCGAAGAGGTCTGAAATGCTTATCTCTTCGCGTTTAACAACAGGACGTACAAGATTGCCAGAGCAGGAATAACGGCGCTTATACGCCGAATCCTGGCGCCTGAACATCCTTGTTGTTTCCTTGATAAGGTAGTCTGCCAGCTGCGAATATTCACCGGTGTGATCAAGGAGGCTGGCTTTCACATAGCCTTTGTCCTGCCACAGTTCATCTATCTGATCCAGAGTGCAGCCTGAAAGGACGATGTGATGATGGATCCTTGTGTGATCCCATTCTGTTACAGCCACATACTTCAGATCCGGAGCGATCTTCCTCAGCTTCCGGATGAAGGCTGCACGATCCTTCTTAGCCTGATCCTGAGATGGAGCTTCTTTGTATGTGAGTGTCACATGCATGTCGTCCTCCCGGAAGTTCGCATTCAAAAGCCTGGCTAAATTCTTGGCAGCGATCCTGTCATTGTTCTCACGAACCTTCTCCCTGGTTATATTCTTTTTTTGCTTGCGCCTCTCCGTATGAATCCCTGAACTCAGTTTCAGAGTCACATCGATGGTCTTACCCGCCACGCAGACCTCACGGATGGCTTTGTATGATCGCTTCATATGTCAAGTTATTAATACTCTTATCAAGTTTTAATGCTCACTACCGAGCGCCACGTCCCTTAGGGTTTTGCCGGCGCATATTTCAGCGCCGGCTTTTTCCAAAGGGGACCAAAAAAATGAACTTATATTATAACGGGAAGAATTGAAAGAACCGTTATAACCTTACATAGGCTGTACTGGCTGCCGTTTCCCCGGCTTATACTCTGTACAGTCCTCCACAGTACATATGAGTGATCTTGCATGTCCTGTTATCAGAATATAGTCGCAGCCTCCATATGTATTAGTAGAATTAGATCTATATATGCAGTCCTTACGGTCGCATCTGAAGTCTTTGCTGTTGAATACCAGATTGCCTTCCTTTGTTCGCTTTGGTGCGGGTCCCTGAGGTTTTTTATGAGGTTTTCTATTTGCCCCGCGTTCCCATTTTTCAGGCTTTGCCTCTTCATTGTTCACAGGAAGGCCGGCAGCCGTTCTGCTGATGTATAAGCTTCTGCAACGATCACTACAAACGGGCAGCTGCTTCTTCCTGCCACGTTTTTTTCGTGGATCCACGAAATATTTGATACCGCAGACTTCACATATCTTATATTCGCTCATTTGTCCCCACCTCCGAAGGAGAGGATTATCAGTGTAATACAGATTATGAGGGTGATGATCACTCCGTTACTCATCGTCAGCCTCCTCCTCTTCAGGCCGCTTGACTTTTTTCATGATAGCTTGGATCCATGACTTAATATTGCTTGATCTGGATTTAGCATCTTCTCTTTTGAAAGCATTCCTTCTAAAACCGTTTGCCCAAGCCATATCTCTATGGCTGCGCCTGGATCTTCTCCTATGCTTTGCTGCTGTAGTCATAGTTCGTCCTCCTCTTCATCTTCGCATACTGCAGGCTTCGCCGATGATTTTTTCAGAAAGCAATCCTTTATAGCATCCGACAAAACCATAGATAAGCTATTACTTACCTTCATCTCGTCTGCATTCGCTTCTATTATTATTTTTTCAATTCTCATCGTTATTTCTCTCCGTATGTATATATATATCTCCCGTTTCTTCTGCCATTTCGCCTTCGTCTATGACCATACTCGCAGTAAAAAAATCATAAAATGCATTAGTTGGGTGTACCATATATCTTATGCCCTCATCATCTATTTTCATTCGAGTCACCTTGACTCGTATCCAAGCATAATCACCAACATTAAATTTTGTTTTCATTTATTCCTCCGCTTCTATTATGGTCGGTCGGCTTTCAATTACACCACTTACACCGTACCGTTCTACTAAATCAAATAATGGGTCTTTTTTTAAATGGCTTAATAACTCGTCTTTATCTATCAACCTACCGTGTGGTGTCGGTATCTCTACTAGTGGGCAATTGCGGTTAATGTTTCTGATATCTTTTATACCCTCCTGGGTCAACGCACAAAAGGGTTTTACTTGAAATGTCGGATCCGGATCTAACCATGCCTTTGGAACTTCGATCAAGTGATATGCCGGACACATACTACAGCGTTCCGGCTTATTCATTCCTGGTATGAATAAGCTAGTCATTTCCATACCTCCTTTAATAGATCCTTACAATATCTTTTTATAGAGTTTAGATCTTCCATTGTCTTTATAGAAATGGTGATATTGAAATCTAATATAAACTGTTCTACAACTTCTATAGAGTACAGAACTTCACTATATGTCATATCATTTTTTGGGAACATTGCTCTCTCCTATTCATCCATCTTTTCTCCATATAAGATTGTGTCTTCAATCTTCTTTATTAGAAGTGATTGAAATTCTCTGAACGCGTTATACTGCAGGTCGCTCATCTCCTCAGTTTCAATAGGCCATATCTCATTGACACCTTCGATGCTTCCATCCTCAAGATAGAAACATATAGATATTTTTTTAGTCCCTTTAGGTTTACTCAGTCCTCTAATTAATAGATTAGCCATATCATTCTCCTTTAAGAAACCTATCCAACTCTACCTTTGGCACTTTATACGCTCTACGCATATCATCGAGAAGATATGCATCCGCATATAATTCATCATAGTTCCATATATCCACGATGTAATCCGTATTTAACAGCACATCGTTTCCGTTATACATCGCTTTTATGAACATATCATTCTCCCTCGGTTCTCTTTTTAATTTGGATGGCTTTCGCTTCTGTCAATAACTTGACGATTCTGTCTGCGATAACGCTTATGTCGATAACTATATCAAGAATATCTTCAGCCTTATTTTCAAAAACCATCTCATATTCAATGGATGATAATATCCCTCGGCTGACTATGGCTCTATGCATTTGAGGTCTTCTTTCAAGTTTCATTTCCATATCATTCTCCTTTCAACCTTTTAAAACCTTTCAAAACCTTTCAAAACCTTTTAAATATCAAATAGGTCTATTAGCCATTCAATGAACTTATACATCAGTGCTACAAGTGGGCAGAGAACTACGAATAGTGCTATCACGATGATTGCCGTTGCTATTAAATTTCCCATATCATTCTCCTTATATATTCAGCAGGGCCCTTTTAATATGAAGGTTTACTTTCGTAGCAAAAGGAGAAATTTCTCCTTTCTATATTTGATGTTTATGGTTTGTTATAAGATTGTTTTTGTTGTCGGTTATTTATATTTAATTTTTCAAGAAATGGTTTGAAAATGACCGGGCCCTGCTTCATACCTAATTTATCTGGTCTCCATACGTCTTTCTATATTTCGGATATCTATCTTAAGACGTGTGATCTCAGCATCTATCTTCCTGGCTATGTAGCGATCGTTTTTCCATCCTCTGGCCAGGATCCTCTCCATCTGTTTATTCTTGTCGCCGATTCTGGCCTTGATCAGGTTTATCTCACTTTCTTCCTTCGTCAAGGTACAACTGTGATAGTCCTGGATCCCGAACCTGCAACCGTGTGACATGTATGCTTCATTTCTAAAGTAGTGCTTACACATCATGCAGCAGTCTATGCAGATGCTTTTCCCTGTTTTAGAGCAAATCTTGCCGACCTTATAGTCTATGGATCCACATTCCGGGCAAATACATGTCATCAGTCATACACCGCCCTCCCGATATCCTTGTACATCCCGGCACAGGAATCTCTCGTGACATTCACTTTACGAAGACCGCCACCTTTAAAGAAGACCTTAACCGTTTCTTCGAACTTATCCGGCAAGTCTATAACTTCATATCTCATGTCCAGGACCTCGCTTCTTTCATCAAATATGAACGCAGGAAGGAGGAACTCTTCAACATATGTCCTTTTTTCTTCTTTCTGCTTCGGTGTGAGTATCATTCTTTTTGCCCTCCATCTTCAGGCTCACTGACTTTAAAGCTGTAGCTTCCGTTTGGCTCAAGAGTGATCTCCGTCTGACCTTTGATCTGGTCTTCCGGTTCAGGCGGAAAAACATACTGTCCCTCTTCAACTGCCTTTTCAATAATCTTGTTTCTGATCTCATTAAAATCCTTTGCCAGCTCCGCTATCAGTCTAGGGCAATCCACATCGGCTTTTATCATCTTGATGACGATATCTTCCAGATAATCCATTACAAGGGTTATGCCTTCGTACCCTTCCTTTATTGTCGTCTCATTGGTTTTCGGTTCTTTTTGTATAAGCATTACTTTATCCCTTTCTTAGTTTCATAGATTCCTGCAGCTGTAAGGAGCCCGAAGAACGGGATCCACGCCCATGCGGTCTTCCATATAAAGATCACTATCTGTTCCGTAATAGTCATGAGTGCACCTCATTTCTTCTTTTTCGTATAATCATTATTGAACCAAAGAAGGAATTTTCCCTCTTCAACCCTAATTGTTTCGTTCTTATTTCTCGGAAGGGTTGGGCATGTTGGGTCCTTCAACATTCGAGTGACCGTAGGCCTTCCGAGGCCTGTCATCTTCATGACATCTTTTACCCCTAAAATCCTCATTTTTTACTCTCCTTATTTGACCAGGAATTTCCATCCGGTCATATCTATTGGTACATCAGCGAACTCTTCACCATTGGATCCAACCGCTACGATCGTTCCCACAAATGTAGTCCTTCCAATCTTGCAGTTAGTTGGTTTCTTTTTTATCCTGCCCTCTTCATCGCAGAGGATTATCATGTCTCCAAAAGTTACCGCCTCGATGTATCCGCCTACTGCTTTCTGAAGGTTCTCCAAAGTATTACTTATAAATGTCATGTGCCCTATCTTCTCATCCGGGCGTTTAACAATAGCTTTGATTTTGTTCATTTCCTTGTCCTCCTATGTTCTTTTGATTTCCTCTGTCAAGAGGAAATCTTTCTGTTGTAAACGTAGTTTATAACAGATTCTTACGTTTTACGTAAGTTAGCATTTAAAAAAAATACGCCCTATATCTTCCCCATCAAGGCCTAAAGCTATTGAAACTTTTTCAATGATGTTGGAAGAAGGTCGTATTTTGCCGCTAAGTATTCCGCCTATAGTATTGCGATCTACACCAGATTCCTCAGCTAATTGTCCTATCTTATTATATCCACAATCTGCCATTGCTTTTCTTAATTCGATAGTGTCAACTGTATAAGCCATCGTGGAACTCCTTTCTTAATTCTTGCGTTTTACGTAAGTAAAAAATATCACACTAATAAATCATTGTCAAGCATTTTTCGTAAGTTTTTTTGAATATTGCTAAAATTTTCTTGCATATACTGTAATTTACCTTTATAATCGATTTACAAACCGCTGAAATAGGAGGTATTACCTATGGAAAAAAGAATAAAAGAAATACGATTACAAAAGAAGCTAACATTGCTTGAAGTGGCAAAACGTCTTGGCGTAAGCGAAGCCACAGCTCAGAGATACGAATCTGGAGAAATAAAGAATTTGAAATATGACACAATCGTCGCTCTTGCTGAATTGTTTAATGTTTCGCCTGCATATCTAATGGGATGGGATGATAACGCAGCTCCCTCTTCATCCAACATTATCATGCCCTCTGCAAAGAAGCTTCCTATTGTTGGTGTTGTATGCGCTGGGGATGGAGTGTACTGTCAGGATGACTTCCAGGGTAGCTTTATAATAGATATTCAGGTGGATGCTGATTTCTGTCTGAAGGTAAAAGGCAATTCTATGGAAGGCGCCCTGATCTACGATGGTGACATTGCTTTTATAAAAAAGGATGATTACTTTAATGATGGAGACATATACGCTGTTGAAAGGCTTGATCTTAGTGAAGCTTCTCTAAAGAAGGTATATATCAATGATAATTCTGTAATGCTTATTCCATGTAATTCTGATTACAGTCCGGTAGCTACTACACTTGATCAGATCCGTATCATTGGTAGGTGTGTGGGAGTATATCATAATAGGTAATATCCTAATATCAGCAAATTGTCAGCCTCTTTTGTAAATATTTTACGTAATTTATGTATTTTCCTCTTGACATTACGTAATTTACGTATTATAATATAATTGTAGAAAGGAGGTAGGCAATGACTGGTAAAGAAATGCTGAAAGCTTATAAAGAAGCCGGATGGACGGAGATCAGAGTCCAAGGCAGCCACCACGTGATGGCGAAGGATGGCCAAATCGAAATCATACCAGTCCATGGAAACAAAGACCTGCCAACCGGACTAAACAATAAGCTTAAAAAGCGGATAGGGCTTAAATAAAGCCCTTATTCGCGTAGGAAGGAGAAATGATATGTTAAAGATTTACCCCGCAATCATTCACAACGAAGATGGATCCTACTGGATTGAGTTCCCCGATCTCGAAGGTTGTAATACAATGGGAGATACACTTGAAGATACTATGGCCAACGCTCAGGAAGCTCTTGGACTTTATCTGGCCTCTCTGGAAGAAGTAGGACAAGATCTGCCCCATCCCTCTTCAATGACTGATATAGATCCTAATGATCTTCCAGCCGCTTCAGTCACATCCTACATTTACGTGGATTTGAACAAATACCGCAGAAGCACCAAATCAGTCAAGAAGACTCTCTCCCTGCCCGAATGGCTCGCAGAGGAAGCAGAGAAGCATCACCTGAGCCTCTCTAAAGTCCTCCAGGATGGCCTGAAGGAGAAGCTGGGGATGTGAGTTGTTTTAGCAATATGAACCTTGAAAACATAATAACGCTTGAAAACTCCGGAAGACGGTAATATAATTATTGAGAAGGAGGTGAAAACATGGCAATTAAAGCATTAGACGCCGCAAACTTTTTGATATATGTAACATCTAATATTTGCGATGATCTGACAAACATGAAGTTGAACAAGTTGCTTTATTTCGCTCAAGGTCATAACTTGAAAGAAAACGGAACGCCCTTGTTCAACGAGACTATAGAAGCATGGGATCACGGTCCTGTTGTTCCTGAAGTTTACAGACATTATAATTATGCCGGTGATTCTCCTATTAATGACTGGGATCCTGATTCCTTGTCCAATTTAAGCGATTCTGACAAGTCTATGCTTATGGACGTTGCCAAAGAGTATTGCAGGTATACAGCATCTACGCTTAGGAATATAACGCACAGGAGAAAAGGTCCTTGGGACACCGTATATGTCCCCGAGACCAGAAATATCCCTATCCCGCTAAATATCATCAAGGAATACTTTGATAATAACGTTGCCTCATTTACAGATACAGATCCTTCATTCACAGATGACGACTATATAGGTTACTACGATTCAGACGGTTATCTAGTTCTTCCTAAGGAATGGGATGATGAAACGATTTGAGATATGGCAAGCAGCTGTAAAGTTCGAGGATTCCGATGAGGTGAAAAACAGGCCTGTAATGATCTGGAATGATACAGCTTTTATCATAGCTTACAAAATGACAGGAACAAACAGAGGCAACGAGAAAGATGAGTTCCAAGTCATTCACTGGAAAGAAGCCGGATTGTCAAAAGAAACAAGCATACGTATCGAAAAGGTATTGCGTTTAGAAAGAAAACATATGCTATATAAGATTGGAGACCTTGACCCACGTGATCAAATGAGATTCAGTCTTAGGATAGCCCAAAAGTAAAAACGATTTAAGCCTCGCCTATGCGGGGCTTTAGTTTACCTAAAAGGAGGCACATTATGGCAAAAGCAAAGAAGCTGCCTTCTGGAAACTGGCATATACTTGTATATGATTATACAGATGAAAATGGCAAACGGCATTATGAATCTCTAACAGCTGATACGAAAGCCGAAGTCGAGTATAAGGCTGCATTATTCAAGAAAGATAAAAAGAGCCGTAGGAAACCAAAGCTGGAGCTTACAGTCGGGCAAGCAATCGATAGATATATAGAGTTATCACAGACTCTGTCCCCTACCACACTCCAAAGATATGAAAACATGCGAAAATATGGTTTCCCGGATTTGATGGAAGTCAAGGTCTCTAAACTCACAGATGAGCTGATACAGTTCGAGATCAACAAGGAATCCAAACGTAAAAGCATACACACCGGCAAGCAGATCTCAGCTAAGACAGTCAATAATGAGTGGGGACTTATAAGCTCAGCTCTGAAATCCATATGCGGGCTAATCTTTAATGTTCGACTTCCGAAGAAACAAAAGAAGCACAAGGAGCTTCCGGATCCAAAAACTATTATAGATATAGTACGCGATACCGATATCGAGCTGCCTTGCCTCCTGGCCATGTGGCTATCCTTCTCAATGTCAGAGATCAGGGGCTTCAAATGTTCATCTGTCCGCAACGGTCAAATATATGTTGATCAGGTAAGGGTCACAGTCGGAGGATTACCAACAGAAAAAGAAAATGCCAAAGTTGAAACCAGAAAACGGATCCAGTCTCTGCCGGCTCATATAATGGATCTTATAGAGTCTCAGGAAAACTATAAAGAGTATAAGAGATCCGGAATCGATTCGTATCTGGTTGCACTTAACCAAAATGAGATCTACAACCGATTCAAGAAACTTACAAAAGCAGAAGGAATCGAAATGACTTTCCACGATCTCAGGCATATGTTCGCCTCGATCATGTTGACCAAACTTCAAATCCCTGAGAAAGTTGTCCAGGAAGAAGGAGGATGGTCTACGCCACATATTATGAAATCTGTATATTCAAATACTTTTTCTGATTCCAGAAAAAATGCAGACAGTATTAGAGATGAATTTTTCGAGAGCCTTTTTTAAAAGGCTCTTTTGTTTTGCATTTCGTTTTGCATTTTTGTTGAAAATAATGAAAATTCGTGCAAATTTGTGCAAATTTGTTTCAATTTGTGAAGATTGCTAAAACGCGAAAACCCTTGAAAATCAAAGGCTAAATAAAACATCCCTTGAAAATCAAGGGATGTGGCTCTGGAGCAAGAGACGGGAGTCGAACCCGCCTTTCAAGCTTGGGAAGCTCGTGTACTACCGATGTACTACTCCTGCAAAAAATATCTGCCGGATCATTTCCGACAGATATATTTTACTATTATTTGGTCATTTGTCAAGTCCGGCAGGCTCCGGATCAGGGGTCGCATACCCCGCAGGGGGTATATCCTCTTGCTATCAGATCCTCCCTGGAAGTGAAGGTCTTTCTCAGGTTCCATGGATTGGCTCCGTTTAAGCTTTTACACCCGTCGAGGTGGAATTTGCCGCTTGAAATATTAATGACATAATGCTCGCTGTCAGCCTCTGCCGCATCTATCCTCTTCAGGCTGTCGTTATCCGCCTTCTGATTCAGTTTGGGGTAAGCGTTCAGGTATCCCTCCTGCCATAAAACCAGAAGCGTGTCATCCTCGGACAGGCGGTTCTTTCCATTTGAGTAGTTTATATCCACTCCCGGCTGCACGTTGAAACAAAATACGTTGAATGATATCCCTGCTCCCCCGTCTTCCACGGAAAGCGCCTCGATGTGAAGCCCCCTTGCTACAAGTTCCGAACCTTTGAATACGGGAGTTACCCTGTACATGACGTGATTACCGGTCTCCTTGACATAGATCGCTACAGCGTTCTCAAAGGGTATCATTCCATCCCTGTTCATATATGAAGTGCCCGTTATGAGATTCCTGTCTATGGCCTCGTCACCTGCAAGCTGGTACCCTATCAGATGGCAGCGGTTATACAGATAATTGCCATAAACGAAGTCATAACTGTCCGTCCTCCACCCCGTCGGATGTATCTCACTTATGTTTCCCCTATCTCCATCCGGCATAGTTTCGATCCCGATGCATGCCGTTGCGGTTCCTGCTCTTCCGTAGCTGTCCAGCTGATCCAGGGATTCCTGAGCGTTATTCCAGATCTCATCCTCTTCAAACTCAGGTACATTATTGTTTATGTACGCAAAGGGAAATCCCTGCCACTCTCCTGCCTCAGCCAGCAGGTCTGCATGTGTCTCCCCGTCATCCAGCCTCGCTATCAGCCCTGCCTTATATGCACCGAAACCCAGAAGGATCAGTATCAGCGCTATTATTAAGATGTGTCTCAGTACGTGTCTTTCTTTCAT